ACTGCCAACGACAATGGCGAATATGTCATTCAAAAGGTCATCAGCGGCACCCAGGTGATCCTCGATGGCTTTACAGCTGTAGATACTGTGGCCGGAACAGCGTCTATTACTGTCAAACAGCGCTATGTGGACATGCCGAGCGACTGTGTGATGCCGGTTTCAGTTGGTATTCGCAATGTAATCCAGGGTCCACACACGCATTTCTATGCTTTGTCTCGCCTTCGGGATGAACAGCTGAACCTGTTGCTGAGTATTACCGGCCTGCCCACTGATTGGATTCTGTATGATGACTTCAATGTTCGTCAGCCTGTAACGCCACCCACTTTGGGCCTTACTGGAGGAGCCACGTTTACAGAGGTGGGCACCTATTATGCGAAATACACCTTTGTGGAGGGTACAAGAGAGAGCGCCCCAAGCCCTGAAGCTTCGATTGAAGTCACTGGCTCTACGGAAATCAATGCGACCAACCTTCATACGACCGGCTTGAACTCTGGTACGCTAAAAAGACTGTACGTTCGCACTGCGGCATCAAAAGCTTTCTACCACGTCACTAATACTGACGTTGTGGAGACGGCCACTGGCGAAAATAATCTGGCCCTGGACGCAACATATTTATCTAAGGGTGTTCGACTTCCAGAGAATGGTGGAAACTATCAACGAGTTCGACTGTATCCACGCCAAGATACTGATTATTTAGTCAATATCCGGTACCTAAAACGCCCAGATTTGTTGATCGAGGACAGTGATGTTCCAGATTTCCCGGTAGTCCACCACCGCTATTTGGTTTATCGAGCATGCCAGGAGCTGTTCGTAAAGCATGACAACCTGCAGCACTCCGAGATGTATAGAAAGAAAGCAGACGGAGAGTTGTTGAAGATCGAGCAAAGATTCCTGACATCTGGAGCTCAGATGTGGGTCAAAGAGGCGTTCACGCAAGACGCTAACTTCTTTGGTGCTCAAACAACTTTGACGCACCTGGGATAATCGATGAAAGCCGGACTCAAACATACTGTTGAGCGCCTGGAGGGCTTGGTTGAAACCCTTCCACAGCCCCCTAAGTCAGCCACAAGGATGGTCAACTTTACGATTGACCCCAAAACAGGTGGTTGGGACAACCGGCTTGGGTATGAGAAGTTCTTTCCAAACGCCAAGCTCTATCATCCGTTCGACGATACCGAGCGTATTCAGTCTCTGTATATATGGAGCACACACAACGGTGCTCGCGTTTACCACATCTACGAAGCAGCATCGACTGGCGCTTCGACTTGTGATCTGAAGTATACGATTGGTAATGCAAGCCCGACATCTGGTGGTGGCGCTGTTGATTTAGATGTCGGTCGCTCTATTCCATTATCAAATGAACCAAGCACCACATATTCCCCGATGGGAAGATTCCTTGTGATTACAAATGGTTATGACGAGCCCATTAAGTTTGATGGAGATCGTGCGACCCCTCTTGGGTGGACAAGAATCCCAAGCCCCCCAAAACCCCTGGGAGTTGATGCCACAAACTCGGGCACATCCAACCAAACATATATGCCATTCTTTGATGGTTCTACCACTATGTATGGCGACTTGTGGTCTACAAGCTCTTTGGTTCCAATGTTTGGATACTATGGTCTTGGTGAGTCAACAGCTGGTTCCGTCAATGCCTATAAGTGGAAAGTCACCTGGGTTAACGAGGCTGGTTCCGAAAGCCCGCTGTCTGCCTCTACAAGCCTTGTTCGTTGGGTTGTGGATAGTACTCGGCCATATCGGTTTGCTGTTTATCTGGACGACGTTCCTGTTGGTCCAACCGGTACTGTTGCCCGGAGAATCTATCGTACAAAGAATCTAAGAGAAAGCCCCGACGTTGGTGCTGACGAGATCTATTACTTTGTTGAAGAGATCGATAACAATACAGAGACAAACTACGTTGACTTTCTTCCAGACGCGGCAATGAACAATCTCGGCCCGTCAGATTCAGACAGTGTGTTGTTGCCTACGCTTGCCCCCAGAATGTCTGCTTCATTCAAGGGCACCCTGTTCATTGATGGTGGCCAGGAGGACCCTACAAAGCTGTTTTACAGCCAACCAGGACAGCCTGATAGCTATGCTGGGTCTACTTTTTTCGACTTAGGCACTCGAGATGGTGGTGGTATTGTTGGAATGGTTTCGTTCTACAACCAGCTGATTGTCTTCCGAGAGAACGCCATTGATATGGTTCGTGGAAATCCGGTGGGCGGATTCAAGATTGTTCCTATTTCAGAAGGAGTTGGAACAGATGCCCCAGGTACCATCACAGTTATCAAAGGGCTTGGTGTTCTGTTTCTCGGAAAAGACGGGGTGTATGTTATCAATGGCGGGATGGATGGTGGAGATACTATCCGGTTGGAAAAAGTCTCTGATGGCTTGTTGAAGACTTTAGAGCGCGTTTCTCCATCTGCTCGAGCGCGAGCTGTCGCAGCATTCAGCAACAAATGGAGAGAGTGGCACTGCTATTTCCCAGTAGATGGGGCTACGCTCCCAACGCTTGGCCTCGTCCTGCACCTGGACAACAATCAGTGGTCACATCGTACCGGGTTTCCAGTGGGAGCTCTCTCTACAACACCAGAAGGAGACTTCGTTTTCGGAACTAACACCGGAAAAGAAACCGGCATGGGCACCTGGGAGTGCGGCCTGTTTGTTATTTCACGCAAACGGTCGGCTGGCTACACCACTTCGGACCCTTCTGGAGACGCCTCAACAGTAGACGCACCGCCGCCAACATCTGCATACAAGAGTGCTTGGCTTGATTTTGGTACTTCTCAGCAGAAAAAGTTCATCAAGTATGTATATGTCTATGCATTAACTCGCGGAAACAACGCGATTCCAATGACTTACTACATGGACTTTGGAGATACAGGAACTACTGCGACCCCAGTAAAATCACAGCGACCAGACCACTTAGACCAGGGTGTCTATGGTGTCGGGGTGTGGGGCACATCGACGTGGGAAGAACCGTATTTGACGGAGCTAAGATACCCGGTCGCCCAGAAGGGATCGAGTCACTTCTCATTCGAGATTGAAACAACAAACGATATGATTCTCCTTGGTTACTCGATTGAGTTTACTACGAATGAAACCAAAACTATTCGAGGTAAAAGATCATGAGTTTCAAGTGGACAGAAGCACACTTAAAAGATGGCAACATCCTCGATTCCGGCGAGTTCGATACCGGATACAACTCACTGAAGGGCGCCATAAACAGCGGCCTGGATCGTGAGAACCTGCCGAACGCCTCCATAAAGGATCACCATTTAGCACCAGACGCATTTCTTTCTTATGCAGTGAAGGAAGGCATCCGAGCCCAACAGCCACTGGAAAGGGTTGATGTTTCTGGAGGCGTAAACCACATCTTGTGTAAGACATACAATGTCTACGGTGGAGGCTGGGTTACCAACTCCGCTCAAACGCTGACTAAACGATTCATCGAGGGAATGCTGCATCTTGAGTTCAACGCTTGGTATTACCTGAACAACTCCAGCCAAGACAGCAATGCGACAGGAAACAGGTTTCTTGCAGGTCGGTGGTGCCGCTTTGCGCTCAGTATTGACAACGTCATTGTCTGTGAAAGCCACGAGCTGTGGCAGAATATGGGCACCGTTCACCTTGTTGCAGACATTCCCATTACCACAGGCACTCATGAGGTTTCTGTTTCTTGGTCAGTGCCTGGATACGATGAGCGCTATGGGTCTTCTTATCCACAGATGAAAGACGAGCCATTGTTTTATTATGATGGTGGGACCATCCTTGCTATCAACAGGTATCGATAATGTCTGAGATTGTAAACGACAACATTGGTAAAGCGGGAACAGTAACTTCTGGCTTGAATGCCGACCTTAAGTTTGAAGATGTACGGGTTGCGTCATTGAACCTGGACGAGAAAAATGTTCGCTCAGAAGGTATCGATAGGCGTCAACTGGCCCCACACACTTACCCAAACGGAAGACTTCAACCGATTGTGTATATGGATCGGGTCATCAACAATGATACAGCTGATGTTACCTATGCCACACAAGACGGAAAAACGCCGTTTGCGTTGAACGCTGGTGCTGCCGATCTGTTGTTAGATTGGACTGGGTTCGGTGGAGTAGAGATGCAGCAGGGAGACTTGCTACGAATCAACTACAACATTGTTCTAAAGTCCCACAATCTTGGCCATACCGATGCTGTTCATACCTACTATCCGTCTATTGATACTTCGTATTTAGATGGCAGCACTGGTTCGGTTACGGCTGGAGTTTTCAATGCTACGGGAGTGTGCGCTTTGTTCTACCCACTGTGGGACACAAGCAACACTACCGGGTTTGAGCCTCTTTCTGGGCGTGCATCTGACCTGAACACTACCCTTGGTGCGCCTGGAATGATTGACATCAGCACTGAGGGGAACACAGACGGTTGCTTGTTCTTGTCTTTAGAGGGCGTTCTTACTGGCGGAACCACTGTTTGCAATAGAAGCGGAATGGTTTCGGTGTACTACAAGCACGCCAGCACCACGCCCATGACGATTAATAAGATTCGTTTGAATGGAAGGATGCCGGTTGCTCTTCATTCAGTCACTGGAACAGAGCGACAAATCTGGATTCCAGACTGGACCACCTTCGACTATCAGTCGGGTCAAGCGTATGCCGCTAACTTTACTTTCAAGCTTGAGCGGGGTTCTCTTGGTGCTGTTGTGATGCGCGGGGGTTCGTTGTAATGTCATATATTCCTGCTAAATACTTTGGAAGCGCGACCACTATTGTGGCGGCAGATGTCCAAGAGAACTTAGACCGATTTAAAGAATACGTGTCAGGCTCCGTTAGAGCGTCTGACCTGAAGCAAACAAACTGGGCCGGTCCTCGCCACATCGTAAGAGGAAAGTACGACCCGATAGTCAACTCCCATAAGTTTGCCAGTGGCGTATCCGCATCCAGAAACTCTGAACCGAATGAAACCTCGTGGGTCTCGAGGGCCACTACTGGCGCAGCGGGTGGTTCAACGGTTTCTTTTTCATATATGCCGAACACTGGCATTACGTTCTATCTTGATGCAGATGCTTACGTCATCATGCAGTTCTACGCTTCCCCGGTGAACAGCTTGGCATCTGGAACAACGTACATATACATCTATGTTGACGGCACTGACCAGATTACAATGACCAGGAACGCTATTAGAAATGAAGGTGCTCACCCGAAAGCATCGCTTGGTTACGGGATTCCTCCAAGTCGAAACAACTTTGCTGGGTACCACATGACTTCTCTTTCAAGCGGAAAACATTCATTAACTCTTAAAGCATACTCGGACGCTCCAAGCACTTTTCTGTGCAACTGGGGCGTAAGCATCGAAGCTTATTACAAATAGGAAAATCAATGGCAAAAGGACCGAACTGGGCAGACCTTGCAAAGGTTGGATTACAGGCTGGATCATTGTTTGGTGGCCCAGCTGGTACTGCGGCATCACTTGGCCTTGGTGCGGTTGGTGCAGTTGCTGATAAGCTGTACAAAACCCCGTATGAACAAAGACTGGCTGATAGAATCAAAGAGTTAGAAGGAAGAGAGCTTGGCCTTACTGACGAAGAGATGGCCATCTATCGTCAATCGATGAATGCACCCATGATAGAGGCGAGAGCTGCTGACGAGGCTAAACGGATGGCTGCAATAGCCGGAACCGATGTGACCTCCGGGGCTTTCTTTAGAGATGTTGGTGAGGAGGAGCGGCGTCAAGCAGGAGACCTTGCAAAGACAGAAGCTACGTTATTGGTAGAGAATGAAAGAGCGAAAAGAGAACAAGAGAAAGAGCTTGATCAACTCTACGCTCTTCAAGAAGATCAACAAGTCGATCCTACTGAGTCCATGTTCGCTCTTGCAGATGAGATTGAATACCAGGTTGTTGGAAAAGCAGAAGAGGCAGCCATGAAAGAAAAGATGTTGCAGTTCTTAGGAAACGAAGGCTTAGACGGCACCGCTAAAGAGAAGAAAGATCTTGCTGGCTTTCTTCAAATGGTGGCGTCCATGGCGCACAGGGGTGGTGTGTAATGGCGCGTCGAAGAAGATCAAGATCAAGAGCCCGTCAGTCGAGGAACTTTGAGACCAAGACGGTTGATTATGGCGGTGGCTATGGTGGAAAGGCACGCTCTTACAAGGGCTTCTTTCTTGAAAGCCAGCTGGCCCAGGTCGATCAGTTTATGTCTCTTGCGTCTCAAGAACTTGGCAACGATTACAATATGGAAATGACTCGACTGGGTGTTCTCCAGGACGAGCTTGCACGTATTGATGATCTTATTGCGGACTGGCACAAGACAGAGACAGACGCTGTAGTCAAAGCGGGCGAGGCTGCTGTCGCAAACAAAATGACAGTTGCCAAGTACAACCTCGATGTTGGAAAGGCGAGAGCTGCTGTTGGTAATCGGCGTGCGATAAACAGCCTTAATGCGGCTAAGTATGGCGCTTCCCAAGCAGATCTTCCAGAAGATGTTTCTAAAATCATTAGCTCCTTAAACGACCCAACGAGTCAATATGGTTGGAATACAACTGAGGGTGCAGCCGCCGTCATGAGCGGCGCAATGGACTTGGTCGATCTGAGCCAAATAAGGTCGTTGGCTCCAGTACAAAAAGTACGGGCGGCAATGGATCTGTACGGTGTCTTGAACACAAGAATGATGGAAGGTAAGGTCGATAAGAGTCGGCTTCAAGTAGAACGGAAAGCACTTAAAGGGCTCGTTGCCAGAGAGACGGGAGTAAACGTAAACCAAATGACTGAAGCTGGCTATGCCCGCTTGCGTAATACGGTAATAAAACAATCCAAGAAAGAGTTTGGAAGCGGTGGCAGCACAAAGGGCATGGATTTTATTGATGCCAGGGAGCCAGAAGAAGGCAAGAAAGACGCCCCAACCATGGAGAAGCAACGATCCGCAATCCTAAAAATGTGGATGAATCGGAAAGGCGAACTCGAGGATGAGCTCGAAGAAAGACCAGATGCGCCAGTTTACGAAGATGTTCGCGAAAGAGCTCGCGAAATGTACGACCCGTCTGCTGATCCGAAAGAAGCAACTCGTCGTTATGATGAACTCCAAGAAGGTAGAGACTTACAACAGAAAGCCGAAGAGGCCATTCAGGCTATTCCTGCAGATCAGCGCATATTAATGCAGGTTGCCAGGCAAGCGCAGAAGAACAGGTCTAAAGTTGGAAAAGGAGACAGTTCAGTTGTTGGTGCGTTGCTGACCAACACCCAAGCAGAAGGTGATGCAGCCGAGTTTATGATTGATGCCATGAAGAAAGGCCACCTAACCATGGACGAGGTCGTGGGTTATGCGACGAAGATTGCACAAGCGGACAACATAGAAGGTTCTCCCGAGTCAATCGTGGAGTCAAGAGACCGAATGCTAACTCGAGCCATGCAGTCTTTATACGCTTCATATGAAGAAACGCTTCCTGGAAGTGAATACAAGCCTGTATTTGGTCAGATTGATGATGATGAGGTTGAAGACGACGACGTTGTTGCAAAGAAAGCTGCTGGATTGACGCAGAAAGCCATCGAGGAAATGGAAAAAGAACCATCCGGTGGTGCTGGTGTTTCCTATGAGGGTCAGTAGGAGTAAACGATGGCAGAGGTTATCAAGACAAAAAAGCAGTACGACGATCTAATCAAAGGGATCGAAGACGCTGAAGTCAAAGACCTGATTAAGTCCTACGATGTCAGCTATGGTCTTGGTAACGAAGCTTCAATGGGGGTTTTGAACGATTACTTTCAACAGAAGCTTCCTTCTCAGCAGCAATACGAACAGGAACCAAAGCAACTGGAAGAACACCGTGTTGTTGGAAAGGGGATGTCTAAGGCGTCAGTCATCCATGCCGCCGACCAGGCACACCTCAAAGCTGTAAAAGAATACATGGAGCGTCACTTTATTCCAAAAGGTAAATCACCAGAGGAGTTGAAGAAGCATAGGGCTGATGTTGCCGAAAAAGCCGAGGCGCACGCAAGTCGTCTTGTGTCGGGCTGGTATGACGTTGCACGCACCCCAAGAGGCGCTCCCGTAGAAGGCGCAAAGTTTAATCGTTTAGAACGGATCATGAAGAAAGATGGGCTTGATGCGTTTTGGGAGTCAATGAAGCCAAGGGTTTACACTAAACAAGACCTCGTCACAGCTTATGAGCATGCTGCAAAGATGAATCCAGAAGACAAGATAAAAGCTCAGGATGCGTTGGCTAAGTACTGGGCAGCAGATGAGATGGAAGCCAACTACATGGCCATTCGTCCCAAAATGAAAGCTCGATCTCAACAAAAGATTCGAGATCCGAAAGCTTGGAAGAAGCTTGTTGACGAATACATGAAGTCCCAAGGAGCTGTTCAAGTATCAGGCGAGCAGGACACATGGGAGTTTCCATCTACAGCGAAAACGACTTGGAAGAAAACCAAGGTCAAGGCCCCTGGAAGCTGGGAGGAGTACCTCCAGATTAGAAAAGACCTCGCTAAAGAAATAGAGCCCCTCCGAAAGGCCGGGTGGACTGGAGAAGCGCCCGATCCCACAGAACCAATGAAACCTGTTGCTTACGGGGGCATGGGTGCGGAGAGTGCTTCTTTCAAAGTAAATCTGTTTGATGGCATGCGGGATTCAATAAACTCAGCAATCGAGAAAGAAGAAAAAAGATCTATTTCAAAGGCTCGGCAAGACGATGCCGCTTCTTTCTACAAAGAAGCCAGAGAGTTCGTCTTTGAGGAGCTCAAAAAACAGAAGATAGACGTTCCATCTGCTGGCCCAGGACGAAAGGGTAGTGAACAAAGAGCGATATGGGAAGCGCTCCCTGAAGAAAAACGACAGACTTGGCGAGAAGCAAGAAAGGCTGCCAACCTATTGGCTCGTAGAAAAACTGAGCGCTGGGACATGGCTGTTTATCCTGAGCAGAGAGAGAAAGAGCTTGGGTGGAAAAAAGACGATGTAAGAATCGGAAAGCACAACCTTCTGTGGACAGATCTTGGGTGGGAAGTTCAGTACGACGCTTCTGGTTGGCATACAAAGTTGTTTGAGGACACTAACGATCTGTTCTGGTCGGCTGGCTACACCTCAGAAGACTATGGTGTCGCAGAAACGCCTGTCATGACTGTGTTTAGAGACACTATGGCTGTTGGTCGTTTGATTACAGACTGGGGAATGGACTTCATCTCTTACGACGTGGATGAAAACGGGAACCCAAGAGACCCCAGTGACTTGAACTATAAGATGGCGCGGTGGTTGGATAAGAATCTGATAAAAACAAAAGGCGGCGACGCTTCCGCTTGGGATCAGATTTCTGGCGGCATAATGCACGGAGTCGCTTCTGTGATTCCAATGGCAATGGAGAAAGAAACAGACCAGAAGTTTATTTCTGGTGGTGGCTTCTTTAAAGACGCCGCACTTGGCGTTTACCACGGAAAGATGGTCGGTGAAGACTTCATGGAGCTTTCGGCTACTCGTCGGTTCTATGAGTCCATTGGGTTGCCGGATGCTCCTTTGTATCTTGGTCTCGCAGTAGACATGTCGTTGCCTGTTACGCCATGGTTCGCCGCCAAGGGTGGCTCGCAGCTTGTTGGTAAAACCTTTCAAGGGGTTGATGCTGCTTATCAGACTGGCAAGCTTTCCGATATTGCGAAAGCATTCAAACCATTAAACGATACAGTTCTGCCGGACCCGAAAGCCCTGGGTAAAGCTGGCCGTATTCTCGAGAACCCATGGCGAGAGGCGCAATATGCAACTCTTGCGGCGGTAGGAAGAAACATCATACGAACCGCTCGAGGTTCTGAAAACATTGAGGATGTTGCCTCTGTTATTGCAAAAGAAGCTCGGCTTCCTAAACAGTTGGGAGTGAGAATCTCAGACGAGATTCTAAAGCGCTTGGATTTCAGTAGCACTGCACGCCTCAACAAAAGCATTGAGGATCTCCGTAAGCTCAACTGGGGAAAGAACTCAGGTATTGCGGAGTTGCTTGATGACATCGGTGTTGCGTATGCCAGATTGATGAAAGCCAAAGGCGCCAACAGCGCAAAGGGGCTTAGCAAGGATGCACAAGGGCTCGCACTGATTGATGAGATTGGCGCGATGATGGCTTCTAATCCCATCAAGTACAAGCTCTTTAGTGATGAGTTCAACAGGGGCGTAATGATGGGCTACCTATCTGAGCGCATTACCGGGGAGCTCATCAACTATATTCCCAACAACTGGGTAATGGTGACCGGCGACATCATCATGCCGATAGACCAGTGGAATAAGATCGAAGGCAAGGTAAAGCGACGTGTGGCTTCCGAGCTAAAAGTAGATGTAATAAAAACCCAGACAGCCACTGAGTCTGGTCAGTTTAAATATCGAGACCACAAACGCGCTGCAGATCTTATGGTCAAGGCGTTTGGTAAAGCCAAGATCAACAACACACCCTATCTAAAAAAGATTCATGCAAAGCTGGAGAAGGGAGCTGTTCTTTATATTGGTGAGTTTGAAACTATCGATTCTCTTCTTCGGGGAGCAATCGTAAAGGAAGCTTACAAGGGCACACATCGTCTAAAGAAGACCGGCGCTGCGTGGCAAAGATCTAAGGAGGCCGCGAAGGGAAAGACCTTAGACCTGCCGAATATGGCCAAAGACCTATACCGTGGGATTAATCCCATTGAGCGCATCAAGGCCATGCTTGAAGTTAGGCCACCATCTGCTCCAGCAAAGTACATTCTTGGGAAAGGTAAGGGTGCCATAAAGAGCAAGGTTCCTGAGAACGTTCCCATTGAGACTGTTCGCATGTGGGAGTCCGTGACCGATGAGCTCAGCAAGCTGGACACCACCCTAAGACAAGAAGTCTTGGCGGCCAGGTCGGAGACCGGGGATCCGTGGGAAGCCATGACGCTTGTAATGAATCGCTATGCGCCCGGAACTCCTGTTGAGTCTGTGATGTTGGTCTTGTTCGGAACAGCTCCTCAGCGTGGTGGTTTCTTTGGAACACCCGGTTCTCGTTTAGATTGGGACACACTAAAAGTAAAGCTCACCCAACACATGAGAGAGCAGGGAGCCACCTATGGTGAGGAGTTGAACGCATTTACTCCTGCAGCCATTGTCGAAGCCATTGCCTTTATGAGGAAAGAGTATCCTCGGGAGTTAGGCAGGTTCCGTACAATCAAAACCAAAGACGGTCGCATCATAGAAAGGCAGTACGCCCACGATCAGCCTGCTGGAATGGGCAAGCGTAAGAATGCTTTTAGAACTTTCTGGCACACCGAGGGCGCCAACTACAAGAAGATGCCGGACAGTGCGACCCCAGCACAACGTGCTGAGATTGCCGAGCACAACACAAAGCTTGATCTTGAAATAGCATCCAAGACTGACTACGCGGATGCGGCTGTTTGGTCTTTCTTGGTCAATGCAAAGAAGTCTGAGATCATCTCGGAGAAGGTTGCCGAGTTCGCAGCTCGCAATCCTGAGCTTGTCATTCCGGTTGGCAAGGCATCTATTGAGAACCTGGAGGCTTTTCGAATCGCTGTACGAGAAGCGTTGTCTGGAATGGGAGACGCATCACCAAGGGTAACAGCCCTTATTGAGAGGATCGCTCGTCAAGCAGAAGACGTTTACTATAACGGTACCTACACTGGCGGGGCAATCAATGCTTCGGACATGCGCTACATCATGGGTAAGATCATCGAAGATCTTTACCAATATGGTGCTGGAAACTTCCTCACACAACAGCGCTTAGCAGATGCCATCATGAGAAGAATGGGTAAGCTCGTTGATGGAAAGCCTGGTGCAGAGATAGTTACAGCACGAATCCCAGAGCTCACAAAGCGTATAAGAACAGAGCTAAAGCGTGCTCTTCCAAACGAGAGTCCAGAGAAAATAGAGGAGCTTTCAAGGCTGATCGCAGGTCGCGCATTTACAAGCATGATCGAAGCCACCACAAAGCAGACCATTGATACGCTTATGGGCAATCTTTCTTCTGCTGGATTCAGCGCTCGCATCGACAACACAGGCGTTGTGTTGACGGACCTCGAGATGAGTTTGACAAGCCTGGCCGATGATGTATCCATCATGATGCCGAAGTGGGCTGACGACTATGTTGATCCACAAGAGATGATGCTTTTTGAAGACCTTCTCAAGCAGAACGCCAATGGCATGATCGAGGCAAATCTTAGAAAGCTACGAGCTCGAGACATGGACGGGTATCGCTATTTGATGGGATCGTTCGGTATGTTTATGGATTGGACAAGAAGGGGAACCATTGGTGGTCTGCTCGGTGGGTATGGCCCGTTTGGCGCATTCCGATTCCATGGCGTAAACGTTGTGACTGCGCCTTTGATTATGGCCATCACTGTTCCCCGCTTTGTTCTGAAAGGATTCGATCCAAGGGTAATGGCGAAAGCTGCCACCTCGTTTGTAAAGCCTGGAGCGGAGGCTTTGTATCCGACGATCAGCAAAGGGAAGCGTTCTATTCTTAAGCGTTTCCCGTCTTCTGAAACGTTCTTTGATTGGATGGCAAACCGTTTTTCCAAAGACCCCGACAAGGTTCTCTTTGTAGACAAGTGGGGATCTCCATGGACTCGAGCCCGATTCGAAGCAGCCAAACAGAGTAGCAACTTCCAGTATACGCAGGTCTCTTTTGAGTTCCGTGATTCTATTATGCACGAGCTTCGTCGCGCTGCATCAATAGACCCAACGCTACGCAAGGCCGGAATAACGCAACAAATACTGCGCTGGTTTGATCCATCGAACAAGTCGTTCTGGACTCGATTCGCAGAAGAAGCCGACATGGCATATCGAGAAGCTGTGTTTGCTGCAGCTTTGAAAGAGGGCCTTCCGGTTGCAGAGTCGTCCGCCATGGCTCGTGCTGCACTACTTGATTACGGTGCGATTCCTAAGTCGGAACGTGACACCATCTCTCGAGGAATGTTGTTTTATGCTTTCCGTCGTCAGATGGCGAAAGAGGTTCTCTCTACATTCTTGCGCGGTGGAGATGACTTCCGTCTTCTTTCGGCAATGATCAAGTTTACAATGAACCAACAAAAGATGTCTGGCTCGTGGGAACGTGGGGAGGACTGGCAAAGAACTCGCTTGTTTTCAAAGCTATTGAAAGAGTTTGACGATATTCAGAACTACTTGTTTGGTCCTGGCAACCCGGTGCTTGAGTCGTTGACGGACATGATCAACGTCAGCACTGGAGCGATAGACTACCTGCCTTATGTTGGTACAGATATGCCTCGATTTTCTCCCGGTGACATCCTGCAGGGATTTAACGAAGGCATTCGCGCACATCCCGCGTGGTCTTATGTGTGGGATTCTTTGGCGATGTGGCAATCCATGGGAGGCTACGAAGCGGATCAACAGATGCTAAGACCAGAGTGGGTTTACATTTGGAAAAAGACTGGGTACTGGCAATATGCTGTGGAGATGTTCGACCTTGTTCCGGTTGATGAGGACAACAGAAGAACAAACGAATACATAATGCTGGAAGGTCCGAACGGACTATACAGGGGCTCACAGTATCGTTTTAGCAGCAAGTGGGGGCGCTGGAGGTTCTTGGCGTTTTACTATGGCACTACGATGGCTGGAATGAATCGTGTGATGCGTGACTGGGCTACGTCAGGAATCAAGGGTGATGATGATCCCCAAATGGTTTGGAAAAAACACGGTCTTGGTTCGTCATGGGCTCATCTGTTGGGAGTGGGAACAGTAGGAGAGGTACCCAACTGGCCGACAATCGAGTATACTCATAGGCGCAGTACAAAGCGCGAGCTTGATGCAATCAAACAATAGGTCTGCAGCACTTCGAGGGGAGTGGCCGTTTAGGTTGGGCAGATTTCGGAGGGATAAGAAATGGCATGGTTAAGAACACGCGACATTAAAGATTCGCAAATCACAAACCCTAAGCTTAGCAATGGGATGCTCCGCACTCTCAAGTTTACGTATGACTTCTCTGTGGCTGGTGGTGCTATAGGTGTCATCGCTTTGACGGATGACCGGGGCAACGCTCAACAGCTTCCAGACAATGCTGTTGTCGTCAGCTCACACGTTGAAGTGTTGACCGGAGTAACAAGCGATGGTGCTGCTACTGTTGCATTTGGTATTGGCGGAACTCCTGCTTTGTTTTTAGCAGCAACCGGAAAAGCTTCTCTTGGTGCTGGCGTGGCGCTTCTCGGAGAGGCCAGCACGCCTGCAAAGCTGACGGCTGACAGGAGTGTGATTGCTACTGTAGCCACCGCTGCTCTTACAGCTGGCAAGTTCAACGTTTGGGTTCGCTACTACCAAGGCGACTAATAAAGGGGGTGCCTGATGGGCAGGAACAACCTCCCCGTTTATACTTATGTCTCGAAGGCGACATCCAACAATGTTGGAGCTTTAGCCTACGTGGCTCTTACCGAAACAGTGCCCCGCAAGGGGCGCATCAAGCGTGCTCGTGCTGTCATTACGACGGCACATGGCGGTGCCGCTAATCTGTTCTTGCGGATTGGTAAGGCTGCTGTGGAGGGTAGCCCGGCTACGTTGGATGTAATCTTGGAGTACGGTACCACCGCCAACCCCATTGATGGGGATGACCTGGACCTGTACTATGAGCTCCCTGCTGATTCGTCTGGTTCGCTGACCGGGTTGTTGTACATGGCCACCAAGGTTGATGCTGGCACAGCCAGTGTTGTCACGGTCGCCCTGGACATCGAGGTGGTGTCATAATGGCTCGGTCTATACCACCGGCAACACCACCACAATCTCGAACAATGCCACCAAAAAAACCGACAGGTGGTGGCGGAGATTCGGACCCCTACAAAAACTGGGTAGAGTTGCCAATCGACCCAGCCGATGACTACTGGAAGGTCATCAAGTCAGGGAACGCAAACACATCTGATACTACGGTTGACTTAGATAATGGCCACATGCGCATTGATTTTGCGGGCTCAACTAATAAGCAGCTTAGAATCCAAGGCTCGCAGAACAACGGCGTCACCATCGTCAAGAAGACGCACATCAACTGGTGGGCTGAAGCTGGTCTTGACGTACCAAGTGGCAAGACAGCCTACGGTCTGCAACCCGAGATGGTTCAGTGGAAAATCGAAGTGCAGTTCGACCAAACCAATGGGCCAATCAGCACAGCATCAGGCGGTGGCGGGACAAACGGAAACAAACTTTCTGTGTGTGTAGGGTTCCAAGCGTTTCCTGATGACCAGAGTGGAGATCCTACGACTGGCGGAACTGATACTACCTGGGGTGGTGCCTATGTTGTGAAAGAAGGCACCGCAGTACCTGGAAGCAACAACGGTCCTCTGCTTTTCAGGAGTGGATTCCGTAGCTATTGGACAAATGGGTCGAGCACTGGTGGCAAACTGTGGCGAGGACAAAACACTTCCGGAGTTGCTGACAACGACGCTATTGTTTTAGCGACTGTACCTCTCAGAACTTCTGCCGAAGCATCGAATGGAAAGATCTCCTTTACTGGAGGAGGCTACTCTACTGGAGACCCTTTCGGTCAGTTGTGGTCTTCCACTTTCGCATTCAATGATACCTTTTGTGCCACTCTCCAAGACCATTACCTACATCCAGCTATCTGGATAGGAGCAGTCGATACGTCGGCGACAAGAGGCCAGATTAGAATCAAGCGAATTCGCATGCTGATTCAGCCACTCAGCAATCGTGAGGCTTTGTAATGGCAACGGTACTACTTTTCCATTGCAACACTACCAACACAGCAGCATCTATTGTTTCTGATACCGAGGCAGGATCTCTGTTCTCCGTCGACATGGGTACGACATCAAAGGCGGCATCTTACAGTCGTTGGGCTATCGTCGAGTGTACCCAGACAAGGGCTGATGCCGTTGTTGTCGGCGATTTTAATCCCGAGGATATCTCAGTTAGCGCTTCTATTTCCGAGCCTGAGTCCTTTACGGATGGCGACGTGATGGAGAAAATGTGGTACTTACGCGGCAAGCTACCATAGGGGGGTAGATGGAACAACGCGTGAGACAACTGGAGACAGACGTAGCCGTCCTGGGCCAGCGTATGGATACTCTCGAAGGAGAAGTCGTCATGATACGACAAGAGCTAAAGGCCGTGCGTACAGACATCGCGAAAGCACAAGGTCTTATCATCGCTGTTGTGTGCATCGTTCAGTGCATTGGCATCTTTATGGGTGCGTAGATGGAAGCGGATGTCCTTGCCCAGTATGCTGACCTCACAGCAACGATAGCCTTCATTGGTTATTTGGTTAATCAAAACAGACGTATGGGCCGGCAGCTTACCAAGATGACAACCAAGTATGAGGAGCTGTTCGAGCGTGTACTAAAGGCGGTTGAATGATTCCACTACTACTTCAGAAGGTTCAAGCCAAAGGCTATCGCATCTTCACCAGCGGTTTGTACAACGTCAACATCATCGGGATACGCAGGACCACCAAGCCAAACACCTTTGATGACACCATCGCCTTAGTCTACAAGGACTCACAAGGGTGGGTGACTCGGGAGTTTGCTGCGACTACTGACCCCGGCACTTATTGGTTGAACAACCCAATGAACGTGAAGGGTACAGCTGCTTTGGTTCCCGGTCAGTACAAGTCTTGGATGATAGACAAACATCGAGGGCAGTACTACGGGCTGTGTCAGAGGATTGGAAAGGTCAAGGTCTACCGAGACAATGACAAGTCGAACACTTTTGACTGGGATGCTTTCGACAAAGAGCATGAGGGCTGGTACGGAATCAACATTCATCGTGCCTCAGCCAAGCGTGTTGCCGGTGAAGTGGATAAGTTCTCCGCTGGTTGCCAGGTGATCCAGGATCCGCAGGAGTTTTCAAGCTTCATGCAGATTATCCAGATGTCCGCTGACATCTACGGAAACGCCTTTACATACTCCCTTTTGGAGGACAAAGATGTCTAAGTTAAAAGAGCTCAAAGATAAGTACGGTGTCACCGCGACACTGGTTGGCGGTTCATTAGTAGTAGGAAGTATTTTTGGACAGTGTGTGTTGTCCCCGCCTACAACGACAGTTGAGGAGTCGGCCCCTCCTGTTGTTGAGGACGCACCCGCTGAACCAGCAGAGAAGCCAGTGGCTCCTGCTGAGTCCAATGGTTGAACTACTATTAGGCGTTGTCGGGGGTCTCGTAGTTGCTTTTGTGTTTTGGTTTTCTTCCTTTCCGAATCGCAAAGCCTCCCCACCCAGGCGAGCTCTCGACAACGCCACCTCTAAACATGAAGCTGTTGTTCAGGAGGTAGAGGAGATTCTTGAGGACGACTCCCCTGAAGAAGACCTCGCCGACATGATCAACAAGAAGCATTCATGAGGTGGTCTGTGTTGATAAACGTACTGGCGTCGGGCATGTCGCTGGGTTCAGCATGGGCCACCACCCCACCTGAGAGGCCGCCTGCTGTGGAGGGCGAGTGCCCCGAGGCGTATGCCCTGACCAAAGACCGGGCGCCATCCTCAAGCCTGATTGACCCAGCCACAGGCAAAGCTGTTTGCGGTGGAGTTCTAATCCCTACCAGCCTTGTGGCGTACTATGTGGAGCTGGAGAGTTGGAGCTCTGTTGTCGTCCTGGAGGTGGAGACGCTGAAAGCAGAACGCCCCACCTTCTGGTCTAAGTGGGGCGAACGTATTCAGTATGTTGGAATCGGCGTGGGTGTTGGTGTTGCTGTTGGCGTAGCCGCTTCTCGCTAAGCCTCTGCCGGGTCCATGGTTTCGAGGATAGTCTCCTCGGCATACTCGGTCATCAGCTGGTCGGCTTCTCTCTTTGCCTCTTCAACAGGTACCTGCTCGTAATCTACAAAGCCGTGGTACAGGTTCCCAATGCTGGATTCGAACAGCTCTTGAAGTTCTTGAAAGGCGTGGTCTGGACTGCTTCCGTAGCTGCGAACAGTGAAGAAGAAGTCGTATGCTTTGAGCCCTGTATCTTTATCTGCCATGTCATCTCCAATAGGATTGTGCTGGGGTGGCTGGATTCGAACCAACATCTCTTGAGTAACAGTCAAGTGGGATGCCATTACCCCACACCCCAACACTTCCCATTTACCACGTCAGTTCTTTTTGCGTAGAACCGTTGGTCTCCCTGGCATCGTCTTTCTTGCCCAGGAATGTGATTTCATTGGCAATGATTTCGGTGGAGTACTTGTCGTTCCCTTCCTTGTCTTGCCACTTACGAGTTTGAATGCGGCCTTCGACGTACACTTGGCGACCCTTACTCAGGAATCTATCGCACGTCTTTGCCAGCCCACCGAATGCAGCCACGTTGTGCCACTCCGTCTGCTCGGTGCGCTCTTGTTTCTGCTTGTCCCACAACTTGGTGGTGGTTGCGATACGCAACTTGACCACGCCATTGTCCTCTCCAAGCTCACGGTATTCGGGGTCGGCCCCGAGGTTTCCGATGAGTACTACTTTATTGACCATTAGAACAATCTCCATTGCAAGGATTCATTGTATTTGATTGACAGTCCAGCGAGCTCCTTACCTGCTTTCAAGTCTGTCATTGCTTTCTTCTTGTCTACTGTGGGTGGTTGTTCATTAAGGTAAGCCACGTCAACGTCACCCAGGTCATCGGCCACCTGTACGGCTGCCGACTTCCTGAGATACACTGTGTACTCCGAGGTCTTTACCTTGAAGTCCTCACCCAACTCTTCTGCTGCAGTACGCAGCCCCTGTACGAGATCAAGAACCTCAGCCCTTCGGTTGCCGATTGCACGCCTTCGGGTTGCAATCTTCACCTCGAGTGCTCGCAGTCGATTCTCTTCCGACTTCTGGGAGTCAGCGAGAAACAAACACGAAAGCGTCTTGTCCTCGCTTCTATCCAGGTAGTCCGCAAGCATGTCATCGTACTCGGTGATGTCGCCGTCGTTCTCAATGGCGGAATCTTCAATAGCCTGCACCAGGATGCCAGCCTCTCTCATTAGGTCAAAGCTGGAACTCATGGGGCACCTCGCACATCACGCTGGAAGTCTTTGACCCAGTCGTCCTTGTTCTCCTGGGACAATCCAGACAGGAACCTGAGAACCTGCTGGCGTTCCGCCTCAGTCATCAAGCGTGGGTGCGGTGGCGTCCCTGCGCTCTTTTGCATGCACTGGCACATGTACACCACGATGTCCATGCTAAGCCCGTGGTCGCTAATGGCAGCACAAAAGCGCTTGCGCTCCAGGTCAGTCCACTCGGACTTATCTCTTCCGGGTGGCTCGTCATCCAGGACGGCACCGTCTGGAATCTCCTCGGCGGTGGTCTCACCCAACGCCAGCATCTCACGCAGTGCTCGATTCTGGGCACGAACCTCGGCCATCTCAAAGGGCCTGTCCTTTGCGACACCCTTGATGTTCCGTGCATTGCCATTGCCGTGGCCGTTGAACTCTTGTCCATCCACGGTTTCGATGTGGCAGACAAAGTAAAAGTCTCCCTTCTCCGGGTCGGAGATTGGAAGCATGTGTGTCATCTTCCTCTTGATTCTCCCCTGTGCTAAGTACAACAACCCAACGTGGTTGATATACGGTTTACGATTTAGCTCTGTGATACCATCGATTTCCCTGAGTTTAGGGAAGTGTTCTGCTAATAGCTTCATGCTATCCTCCTTTGTTCATGGAATGAATATCAGATTTTTTGATGCACGTCTACAAGAAATAAAGTAAGATCATTCCGGTGACTTACAAACCGCACGCAAGAAAGCCTGTGGAAAAACCGATGGAGGGAACATGACACCATTCGCAGAGTTTCTGATAAAGAGAAGAAAGGAGCTCGGGCTCAGCCAGAAGGACGTGGCCGAAGCAGTTGGTCTAAGCCAACCAACAGTACTGGGTTGGGAGAAAGGACACGGCACACCGAGAGCAGTTGTATTGAAGAATCTATTTTGGGTGCTCAAGCTCAGCGCCACCGAATCGGTGTACGTCGTACATCTATTGGGGGAGGGATGATCCTCGAGTTCGTTGTACCCGGCCAGCCGGTGGCCAAGGCAAGGCCCCGCCTCTCGGCGTCAGGTCATGCGTTCACACCCAAGAAGACCAAGGTGTACGAGCGTATGGTGGCTGGCCTTGCCAAGAAGCAGTGGATGTTTGAGCCTATAAAGGGAGCCGTCAAGATGCAGGTGACCTGTATCTTCAAGAGGCCAAAGAGATTGCAGCGCAAGAAAGACCCGGTCGGTCGCATCTGGATGACCAAACGTCCTGACCTGGACAATGTGTGTAAGGCCATAGCGGACGGCTGCAGCATCGTAATGAATGACGATTCACAAATCGTTTGGATTGAAGCATCGAAGATGTATGCGGCGAAAGGTGAGGAGCCCCACGTCATTGTGAGATTGGAGCAAGTATGAACCACGGTGAGATGGCCGACCTCATCCTGGAGGCAGACCTGCCAGCACTGCAGAAGGTAATCCTGTTGGGATACCTGAAGCACCGGAACAAGAAGACGGGGTTGTCATGGCCGGGTGCTGCCACCTTAGCCAAGTATGCCTCGACCTCACGCCAGGTAGTTATGCGCCACCGCGCTGAGCTGATTGAAAAGGGATGGCTCAACGTGGTGAAGCAGGTACCTGGCAAATCAATGGTGGTGTCTTTGCGGCACCAGGGTGGTGCTTCTCCGGCACCACAGGTGGTGCCTCTCCGGCACCCGAACCTACTTAATAAACCTACTGAAGAACCTATAAAGGAAATACCCGACATGTCAGACAACGAATCATGGGACAAATGGAACGCTCTCAGAAAAGAACTCGACCCCAAGTACCGTAGCGATTGGAAGCTCAAGACCTGGCGAAAGCATTGGACTCGATGCATCAAGGACAACACCGTCGATGAGGTGCTTGAAGCCTTCCGATATTTCTGGACCAGTGAAGACACCAAGTGGTGGAGAGACAACAGGCCCAGCCCATCTCAAAGCTTTCTGAATGGGAGCTCGAAGCATCTTGCCGGGTGGGTACAGAGCGCAAAGGATGTGGTGGATGTTCCCGTCCAGGAGCAAGACAATCGAGAGGACACCAGTAGCTATGTCCTTGCACGCATTTGGATTAG